TCAGGCTGCCTGAAATTTATAAACCATATTGTCTTCGTATTGAGCGGTTTTGTTCATGGTAACGTGAACGCTTATCTTTTGATAATCTTGTAAATTCTGCCAACCTTCAGCTTTCTCATTCACAATAAAATCCAAATAATCAATCAGTTCACTGCGCGTTGAACTGAAAAAAATAAACGGCGGTTGCACCAAACGCATTAAGCGCAAAAATTGAACCATGCCAAAATAGCCAGCCTTGCGGTAACTGCCTTGCGCAGTGCAAATATACGGTGGGTCTAGCACAAGTAAAGCCTTTGGGTTATCCTGAAATTCGGGCAGTAATTCATGATACGATTTACTTACCACTTCCACGTTGTCCAAATAGCCGTCTGCACTGGGATAATTGCTTAATCGCACGCCATTGTAATAAGTATGATTATGCAACAAATCATGCAAATCAGTCGTTTGGCGACCGCTAAACAGCAGCCAACTGGCGACACAATCCAAATCAATATAGCCACCGAAACTGTTTAAGGTAGCCTGAACGGTCTTTTTCAGCGTATCAGGAAGTTTTTGATTGCGCGGATAATGTGCCAACAAATCAGCAATAATGGTGCGTAATTTGTTGGTATCGTTGATATTTTGCAACCGTTCTGAATAGCCATCAAAATCATTGTAAATCACGCGAGCGGCTGGTTTACAACGTTTTGCTGTGTGCGCCAGCAAGCCTGAACCGCCAAATACATCCACAATAGTCCAATCTGCGCCATCATCGGCAATACATTGATTTAAAACCTGTTTAAACGCCGTTAAAAATCGGCGTTTTTGCCCTGTGAATGGTAATGGTGCTTGATAAAAAGTTTGCGTCATATTGCGCCCTCAAAGAAAGCGCGTGTGCCTATGTTCAAATACACGCGCTGGTTGGGTACGCAAAGGTACGCTGGAAAAATGTTAAGAATGAAAGGTGTTTAGTTTTTTGCAACGTCTGCAAATCAGCATGATTTGATAATCTGCACCTGTCGCTTCGCCGAGTTTACGTTTGCAATCTTGGCAAATTAACGCACGAAATAATGAAATTTCATTTTTGTAATGGTGTTTCATACTGTGAAAATCCTGTGTCTTGTGCGACAATTCAACCGCGCTCGCGAGCGTACGGTCAAAAAGGTTTGACGCAGGATAGGACTGCCGAAAGCTGGCGTGGAGAACGGTGGCTCAAACACCGCCGCGCAGCCGTTTTGTTTTTGTTTTGACCTCGTTTATTTTGCAATCAAGGTTTGTGTGCTACACCATTTTAAAATGCTGTGCCAAAGTTTCGGGGCTGAAGCGTTCAGGATTGGCTAATCCCAACGCCGCTGCACACCATTCGCTACAGAACCATTTGCGTTTGCTGTCCTTCCAATGCGTTACCACACCCAATGCACCCAACCAATCATACGCCTGTGCACGGGTCGCACCGAAGTGATTACGCAAATCTTCAAACGCATTCATTTGTCTGATTTCTATCAAATCCCATTTGTCAGCGGGTAGCTTCATGGTTTTCATTCGCACCCCACCGTCCCGAATACTTGACGAATAACAATCGTATTGCCCATCTTCACGTGCGACGACAAGCTCGCAATGACTGTAAATACTTTGGGTAAACGTGCGTATTGTCCAGTCGCTCAAACGTGCCGCAGCTATGCTTGGTTTGTACCACGCGCCGTCTCGCCGTCCTTTGTACAAAGCGAGATAAATAGTATTATTTGATGTGTGCATCATTAACACTCCAGTCGTGCTTCTTGGGGCAGGCGTTGGTTGTAGGTTTCAAATTCACGCTGCGCTTGTTTTTTGAGTAATTCACCTGATGTACTTAAATATATATTTCGCCAAAGCTGCGCTTGCCGTCGATAAAATTGTTCAAATTCGTTTAGTTCTGGCATGGTTGTTCTTCCAAATAATCAATACCTTAATCTTGAAATGTTGCCGTCCAACCGCTTGAATAGTCGTAATCCAATGGATTATCGGCTTGTAACATCGCGGCGCGGTGGCGTTCGGCATTGGCAAAGTCCGCCTGTTCATCTAGCAAAAGTTGCATGGACAACTCGTCCAGCAATTCGCGTGTCATTGGAATAAAACGGTTGTCCATCGTTTTCCAGAGCATATTTTCAGGCAGCGTCGCCATCGTGCGCATAAAGGTGTATTGCGCACGGCTGTCATCATCGTTGTGTAGCCATTTGCCAACCGATTGAATATACACACCGCTACGTAAATTATCGTGGCGTTTTTGTTTGATGCGCGCCCACATTTGGCTTTGCTGCTCGGCTTTGAGCTGCGCGGCAAGTTCGGGATTGATGCGCCATGTTTGACTTTTATTATCCCATTCGTGCGATAAGCTGGGGCGTGGTGGACTGGTTTTGAGTTGTCCTGTTTCATCTAACCAAATAGCACCTTCTGATGTGATTGCTGCGCTGATGGCATTGATTTCATCTTGTGATGAAATGCGTATCCAGTCTTTGTTCCACGTGTGCAAATTGCCATTTTCATCTGCAATTAAATCATCAAAGGCTTTGTTTTTTAAGTTGAACTGTTTCATATTTTTGTTCCTTAATAGCCATTATTTGCCCAGCCGATGGCGATAATATTGACATCGGTTGTTGGACCGCTGGCATTAATACGAATCTGATTTGTGCCATGAATTGGTGTGGTGGTTACCGCATTCGCTCCTCCGCCGTAATCGTTACCAATGGCAATAAACCGCCCTTGATAAGCTTCAGGAAGATAGTAAATATTGCCGCGTTGCGCTCCCTTAATTTGCATGATGGTGATTTTAAGATTGTTAGGCATACGCCATACTTCTGCGCCAGCATAGTGATTGGGGTAATCTGTATGGGTAAAATGTGCACGTTCGGCTTTATTATTGAGAATATTTAAAAGATTTTGGACATGGTTATGAATGCCATTGTTGATATTATCCAAATGTGGTCTTAATACCGCATCGGTAACAATGCCGCCTAAGTCGGTCTCATCAACGGTGGCTTTCAAACGCCTATCATCGCTCCAACCAATTTTGATTTGATGTTTAGCCTCTTGCCCAATACCATTGCCCGCACGGACAAAACCCTCATGCAACCAACCGTAAGCATGGGTCCAAATTGACCCTGCATAAAAATCGGCGCTGGCAACACGACGGTCTTGACTAGCATTGCCCTGTGGTGTGGCAGTGATTCGGACAAAATAAGCACCATTATCATTCGCGATAATTTGTAGTCCGCCTTTGGGGATATTGTTCACAACGCCATCAAAAAACGCGTGCTTATTCGGTGTGGGATTGTGCGCAACCATACCCACCCAATCATTAGCATATTTCACCACCAAATGCCCCGCCAATTCTTGCGTACCGGTATTGCCTAATTTGCCGCTTAATTGGCTGTTGACCCAGCTTTGATACGCAACCGTCTCTGCACCACTAGCCTCAGAAAAAACAACGCGTGCTTTTTCTTGGCTATCTGCTCCTGTAAATACAAAATTAAAACGTTTCCCACCTGCTTCACTCGCACCTTTTGGATTGGTTTCAAACCGCCAATAACCGCTATTGGTTTGAAAACGCAGTTTTTCCCACTGGTTAGGATTGTTGATATTCAGGCTGCCTGAAAGTGTTTGGTTACCCGTATTGCCTAATTTTTCATCATTCAACTTTTTACCCATTGCGGCAGTCAAGGCAGCGGTGGTGGAAGCATCATTCAATGCGTTGACGACTTCGCCGATGCTGCGCCATGTACTAAATGCCGTTGGGTTGCTGTTATTGGTCGTATGACGGATATACAGCACACTTTGGTCAAATGGGATATACAGCTGAACCCCTTGATAAGCTGAGGGTAATACAAATAGCGTTCCTGCTTTGGTTGTGGGATAGTTTTTTTCAAGTGTTGCATTAACATTTGCGTAGTTGTCCCACACACCATAATTGGCTGTACCAAATAAATCGTTTAGATTGCGCGAACCCAATGCGCCACGTAAATTTAAGCTGCCTGAAATGGCGGCGGTAATTTGCTCGGATAGGGCTTTGCCTTGTTTTGCTGACAAGGGTTTATCGGTGTTGGTAGATGTCAAATTATCCACTACTGAACCCGTTAATAATTTGCCAATGGCTTCAGCTAACTGATTGGTTTTTGCCTTGCTGGGCGATACTTTGGCGGCGGTTAAAACCGCCAACATTTCTGCCTGAATTTGGTTTAGCCACCAAGCAGGCAAAATTGTACCCAACTCAGTTGTGCCATTGCCGTCATGAAATTGTTTATCTTGTGTTTCAATCGCTTGCATTATTGCTCCTGATAAGTAAAGCGAACTGCCGTGTGGGCTGGTTTTAAGTCTTGAAAGATGCGCTCAATCACGCTGTCGCTGAATGTGCTTAATCGTTCACCTGCGGTACTCATGCCTGTACGAAAACGGTTCACAATCTGGCTGCTGCTTTGCACATTTACCGTCCAGATAAACATAATGTCTTCCTCTGCCAAACGGTCGCCTGCGCGGTTGATGCCAGCACGAAAAGGTTGTGGCTCGTCTATCGTGATGATGTAGCCTGCGGATTTAGCCAGTTGCGTGAAATAGGGAATACTCAATCCGCCCATGGCATTGATTTTGAGTAACACGGCGGATAGTCGTTGTGAATAGCTTTTGCCTCGTCCGCTTAAATCCAGCACGCGCTCCCAATCTGTCAGCATTTCGCCTGATGTTTCAGGCTGCATGGCATTAAGGACACGTGCTGCGCTGCTTTGCACATCGTCTAATACGTGTGCGTCTATTTGCGCTTGCTGTTGTTGCTTTACACCATTTCTCGCATAGGAAACAGGTGGCAATAAGCCAATTAAAATTTCATGATAACTCATAGTATTAAGCTCACATTTACACGTCCGAGTTTGAACCATTCAATGTGATTGACAACATCTGCTGCGCGATTGGCGTTGGGCGACAATAGTTTGCGGTCGGATATGCCGCCTACATTGCTAATCGCTGCCTCAATTTGCGACACAATCAAATCATCGCCGGGAATTAACGTGCCGAAATAATCGCTTAAAGCAGCCTGAACACGGCTTTGCGCAATGGCTAAATCCAAACCGTCTAATTTCACTTGTACTTGCACGTCTAACACTGTCAAATGTGGTTTGACGACTAATACATTTTTCGCGGTGACAGGGCGCATCTCATCAATATAGGCTTGCGTTTTGGCAATAATCTCATCACTGGGTGCACCATCAGCGGAAGTAATCGCAATATCCACCGTTCCTAAACCGCGCCGCAAAGGATAAACATACGCGCTGCTAACACCGTCCACGCTCAAAGCCCAGTTTTTGTAATCGTATTGATTACCGCCAGCTGGCGGACGGCGAATAATTTCCAGTAAACGTGCCAATAATGAAGCATCGCTTTCCGCATCTGTACCACCTTGTGCGGTAATCACGCAATCGCTGGATACGCCAGCAGGGGCAGCCATAAATTGCCCTGCACCTTGCAAGATATTGTGCTGACTGCCTTGTTCGGTTGCGATGATTTTGATGCTGGCTGTGCCATTGGTGGCAATCGTGGCAGTTTCGGTGGTGCGATAAAAACGATTACCGTGTTTGATTTGCACGTCTGCACCAATATTGGAACCCACCACGCCTTTAACTGTTGCTGTACCGCTCGCCAAAGTGGCATTGCGCCGCGTGATACCGCGCAAAGCGGCATGGCGTTCTAAATAAATCGTGTCAGCGGTATCGGGGAAAATTTGGCGGACTATCCATGCTTGATGCGCATATTGCCCAGTCGCACACGCTGCCAAACGGCTGGCATGAACGAAATGGTCACTGTCATGACTGATGTCGGCAGTTGGGTCTAGGGATTGAGTGTCGCGCAAAATTGCGCTGCGAATGTCGTCAAAAGTAGGAATAGTAAACATGGTTTAAATACGGTTTAAACAGCGTTTCAGGCTGCTTTAAAAATTAAATAATCGGCACACGGTGGTCGTAATCAAAACCGCCTTGCGCGGTTTGAACGCGAATGTGTAGTATCAACCAACCGTTTTGGGGCTGCGATGTGCTGACTGTGATTTCATCAGCCCGACCATCATCAACAATCGGCTGCAAGGCTTCTTCAGCATACTGTTGCGCCAACAATGCCACGCGCTCTAAATCTTTTTCGCGCTGCAATAAATGCAGTTGTGAGCCGATGGTTTTATCTGCCCACCAAGTGCCAAGCGGTGTGCGTAGGCGTATGACAATCGCATTTTGCAAATTGCTGATGGTGTTGCCTGTGTAATCGCCTGTGATGGGGTTAAGTTCTTTTTCCATATTCGCATTATCGTGATTTGCGCGTGGCGCATAACAGATGTAGCGTTTCGCCCTAAAAACAAAGGCAGCCTGAAAAAATCAGGCTGCCTGATACAAAGATGAAAAATTAAGAAACACCCAATGTTTTTGCACCATTGGTTTCGCCGTGTGTGTGGTCTTTACCGATATTTTTACCATTGTTGCTGATGTTGCCTGTGTTGGCAAAATCGCCCGTATGCTCAATATTGCCTGTGAATTTCGCGCCGCTACCGCCTTGAATTGCCATACCGCCGTTACCGTTGATTTGTCCTTGCGCGGTCAATACTTCGCTGGCTTCCACCAACGGACTTTCCATGCGGATTTTGGTTTGGGCTTTGATGTGCAACGTGTCGCAGTCTATTTCAATCAGCTTGCCCTGTTTCAACACAATACTGCTGCCCGATTGGTCATACACCGCCACTTCGCCTGATTGCAGATTTTTGACACGAAAGCTACCGTGTTCAGACGCAATCACAATGCCATGCGAAGTGTCGCCGCCCAAAGGGATTACAATCACATCGGTATGAGCAGGCGCGTGGCTGGTAAAGCCAAACTGCTGCAACTGTTCAATATCTTGCAGTGTTTCATCGGCTAAACCTTGTACCTGCACGCGCTGAATCGATTCACCTGATTGCGTGAGTGTGAGCTTGCCGCGAAAGGCTTGCCGAATGCTGTCTGAAACGGCTTGCGCGGTTTGTGCAGTTTTTCTGGCTAATTTAGCTAAACTCATTTGCTGATTAATCCTTCAATTTTATCTTTGCCATTGGCGGATTTTTTACGTCCACGCCGTTTGCGTGCCCGTTCGGATTGAGTTGGATACGCATCAGGCGTCCACACACCGTCTTCTTTCAAGCGTAGTTCGGTTTGTGTGCCGCCCATGCGACTCAAACTAAACCGTCGTCCCATAATGAAAAAAATCGCATCAATGCCTTCTTCTTCGTCAATATAATGCACTCTCTGACCTGCTTCCCACAGCTTGCCATCTTGTGTTTTGTGGTCGCCGACGGTAATCGTGAGCGTAAAGCCTTCCAATTTCCAGTCGGATAATTGCTTTTTCGCTTGGCGTTTTAGGTTTTGCAAATTGTCTGCATCTGCTACCACAACAGTTTTCGGTTTGTGCAAAGTCATGGCTGGGTCGGTATAAACCCATTTCAAATCATGTTTTGCGCTGTTGCCACTGCGTCCGTGCGATTGCGCCAAGAATGTAACTTCCGAAAAACGGTTATCGCTGTCATGCTCAATCAGCACATTTTCTACATTGCGCCGCTTATCTGATTTGCTCCAACACAAAGTCGCCACAGGTGGCGAACTGTAATCCGCTCCGCCCACAATCAGCGTGCCGTCAGGTTCAAACCAAACGTGTAAGCCCACCGAATTGGCAATGTGGGTCAAGGCTTGCCACACGGTTTCGCTGGGTTCAATATCAATTTTGTCTAACGTGGGATTTTTTTCGGCTTTCAGTTCCACTTTTTTAATGTGCTTTGACCACGGTGCAACCAGTTTTTTTGCCGCGTCCAATACCATCATGCCTTTCACATTGATTTGCGGGGCGGAACAATCCACCAATAAACACGCCAAATCGCGCCCCGTAATCCGTAAACTGCGATTGCCTTTACTTTTATCATGTCTTTGATTGCCAATAATCCCTGTCAAAATCGTTTCGCCGTTGATGATGACTTCGCAGCTTTGTCCTGATAAAACAGGGATTTCACCTTGTTCGGACGACACGGCTAATTCAAAATCAAAGCCATCCGCAGGAATTAAAAAATCGCTGTCAATATCGTAACTTAACCAATCGCGGTGTTCTTTGCCGCCAATGCGCACCGCAACCGTATTTTCATACAGATTACTTAACGTAGCCATTGATTAAATCCCCTTTGCGGATAAAATTCGGGTGGATGATGTGCGGATTTAAGCGCAATAATTCATTTGTGCGTCCAATGTTGCCATAAAAATCAAAAGCGATTTGCTGTAATGTGCCGCTTAAAGGTGCTGGACGCACAATTAAAGGCGGTTTTTGGTTAATGGCAGCAATGATTAAAGTATTCAGGCTGCCTGAAAGCGTGCGTAGGGTTTCAATTAAGGTGTACGTACGCTCATACAAAGCATGACTGCCGCCGTCTTTTTCAGGCAGCGTTTGCGCTTGCAGCAAGGTGTCGCGCAAAGCAGCCATTTCATTTTGTACACACGTCCGCACGGCACGATTGATGTGCATTAAATCAGGGGCATTCATATCATCGCCATATTGCTCAATCAAGGCATAGGCAACCTGAAACAGTACGCTGATGCTGGATAAGCGCACAATCTGCGTGATGCTTTGCACTTGTATCCACGTTACACGCTGCAAACGCGCTTGTGCATTTTGCTGATTACCTGATATACCTGCATACACTTGGCGCGGCACATCATGTAACTGATTGATTTGACGTAAAACTGCATCAAAACGTTGGCGCGGTGTGCGACTGTCTTGCAGATTGACTTCGCCTGTTTCACCGATGTTTGCCGTTTGCAGCACCCCAATTTTGACCATTGCCGCCAAATCGGCGTGCCATGTTTTGATTTTTGGTGCAAACAAGGCAGCCTGAAATTCGCCACGTTCGCCAAAACGTAAACTGTCCAAGTCAAACAGCAAGCGCACCGCCGTAAACGTACCACGCGCAGCGCTCCACAAGCCCAACGCGCTGCCAAACAAAGCCGATACGCCTTGTTTCGTCATCATCAAGCTATCAATCCAACCTTCTAGCGCAGCGCGATAAGTGTCCAACCGCGCGATCAGCCGTTCCAGTTTCATTAAAAATTGGTTTTCAAACACAAAGATTTTTTGCGGTTCACCCGATTCGCGGAAAGTAATGTCTAGCGTGGCATAATCCACATAATCGGCTTCGTGGCGAAAATGCCAGCTAGCGGCAATCATGTTTTGCATACGCCCCCAAACGGGGTGTACCAACACGCCCGCGCCGTTTTCAGCCAGCATTTCTAGCAATTTATTTAAACGACTGTGATATTGTTTACCCCAAAACACAGCGGACACTTGCACTTGTCGCCCCTGCGTTCCGATGTCTTCCAACATCACACCATTGGTAAATGGCTTGGCGTGTTCCACCAAAACTTTGCCATCTGTTTCGTCTAAATTCATCACATCAAATGCCACACCTTTAAACGAAGCATCTTGTAAAACCGTATGCCACATACTCATTGTCCCGCTCCTCGTCCAAACATCGCCACGGCATGACGCGACACTTCATTGGCAATAATACGCCCGTCCAAATTCAATTGCGTATTCAGTTGTATGGTTTGTTGCAAACCTGACAACGTGCCGTTAATCGCGTCCAATTTACCGCTCACCGCTGCCGTGTCCGCTTGCAATGCAGCCTGAAAACTGCTGGTTTGTTCGGATAAGGCTGTTTGATAAGTCGTTGTTTGTTGTGTAATCACAGGCGTGAGTTTTTCAGGCGGTTCACTGGGTTTAGCATGATTTTGGGATGCGTTTGCCGTCATCAACAAAGGGGTGGGCGTAACAGATGCCGCCACTGGTTTATTTGCTAATGTTTGCAGTACAGACGGTTGTGGCGCAGATGGAACTGTTGCTGAAACAGGTGCAATAGGCTTTACTGGTGCAGCAGGACGTGGCGGTTCAGGTACTTGTTCAGGTTTGTCGCTATTCCACCAATCTGCCACAGCCGTACTAACCAAACCCAGTACCGCACCACCAATCGCACCTACCGCCGTTCCCACCACAGGCACAATAGAACCAATCGCAGCTCCTGCAATCGCCCCGCTGCCCGCTGATTCCACATAACCTGCGGCTTTACTGTTTAATCCTCCCTCAAAAAAACCTTTGCCATCATTGCGATTGACGCGCTCGGTCGCGTCCATTAAACCTATGCCACCAACTGCTGCTGCCGCACCTACCACGCCCAAACGCCCAACCGACCCCAGTAATGCACCACGTCCAGCAGAGCCAGCTGCACCACCTAACAAGCCGCCACCACGCCCCAGTAAGCCCATCGCGCCTTGTGCCAACGCGGCAGCACTGGCAGCGGCTGCCAAAGCTTGTAAAGCAACAGTAGCGTTGGGAAACTCGGCTGTGAGGGCGGCAAATTTAGTTTCTAGCTGATTGAGCGGATTGGTTAGCGCATCTTGTCGCAAAAGGGCAAGAGATTGGTCACGTTCTTGTTGTGCCCCCATGTCCAACATTCGGGCTTGATTGATGCGGTCAATTTTGTTGTTACCTGTTTCTTGTGTGGACTGCTGATATTTTTGCATCTGCTCGATGTCCATCGCTGCCATTAAACCACTTTGTGCTTGCAAATCAGGCATGACTTTGGATACCATCATGGCACGAATGGTGTCGGCTTGAATGGCAGCTTGCGCATTACCTTTGTCGGCTTTTTGTTTGTACTTTTGATATTCTTTGTCGCCTGCCAATCGCTCGTTTAATAATCGCGCCAAGATTTGCACAGAATTTTCACCGTTGCCTTGCCCTTTCAAGGCTTCTTGTTTCCAGTCAATATCAAAATGTTTGCGTAGTTTGGTTGCCAAATCGGAAGAACTGGCTTTGGCAATGGTATTGCTAATATTATTAGCGGCTTCGCTGTTACTGCCTGCTTTGTTGGCAGAAGACTGCATCCACGCCAACATATAATCCAAATCCTTATCTGCTGTCATACCTGCCTTGCCCATGCTTGATAACAATGCAGGGGCTTCACGCACCACGTCTGCGATTTCAAATTTACCGTCCAAGCCTGATTGAATGGTTTTCTCAACCGCACGGCTAACCTTGTCGCCCGATAATCCAGCGTTTTTGAACACCGAATACAACGAAGCTGCGCCGTCAAAATCGTATTGACCGTTCTGCGCCATCGCTGTCATGCCTGCATAACCGCGCCCTTTGTCGGCTTTAATTTCATCAAAACTCAAACCTTGCGCCATTTGTGCATTCATAAAGCCCAGCGCAGCATCTGCTGTACCGCCGCTTTGTTTAATCCAAGATTCTGCCAATGCGCGAACTTCTGCCACACCTTGTTTGGCAATCCATTCAGGCGATTTGTCTGCGTCCGCCGTCCACGCATTTCTGGCGACTTGGTTCATATCGCTTTGTAGCTGCTTTTGGTTGTCCATGGCAGGTTTTAAAGAAGAATATGCTGCTATGCTGCCCGCCGCTATTGTCGCACCAGCCTGACCTAATTTACCCAGTCGTGCACCCCATTTGCCCTGTGCGTTTGCGCCTTGATTGAGTTCATTATTCAATTCGGCAATACGCTGCCGTGTGGCGGTGGCGGCGCGTGCCAAATCATTGTGCGACGCGCGACCGCTACGCGCTAAACGGTTATAAGCCGCTTCGGTTTGCATGATTTCGCGGCGGATTTCACGCTCGCTGCGTATGCCTGCAATAGCATAAGGACGATTAGCACGGCTCAATGTGGCGCGTGATTGCGCCATGCGCTCGGCTTGACGCTGGGTTTGCTCCAATAATCGTCTTGCACCATCATCGCGCCCACTCAATACCAGCGTTAGTCTCATATCTGAATTTGCCATAAAAAAACAGCCTTTAAACATAAATTAACTCATGGTCAATTATCGTTTAAAGGCTGTCTATTCACAGAGTACAAGGCTTTCGCTCCTAGTTTTGTGGTTTGGGCAAACGCCGCGACACGATGGTTTGCTCATCTTTCGGCACTTTCACGCCCAAACTTGCCAGTACATCATCAAGCCACGCGCTCAATTCCGCATGACACATGGCTGCCACCGCATCCATGCCTACACCTGCTTTCGCCATTATGATGACAGCTTGGTGGAAGTTTCGGTGGCAGTTTTGGTAGTTTCTTGCCTGTTTTTTGCCGCCACGATTTCGTGGTTCACCGTAGCGGCGGTGGATTTTGCGCGTAATTGCTCTTGCTCATCAAACAGTTGTGCGTAATCTTCACCGCTCAAATGGTCTAGCAAATAATCCACAGTTAACACATCGGCTGGAATACCATCCACTTCCAGCTGCTTGACCCAATAAATCAGGTTTTTTTGTACATTGCGGTGGGCAATTTGTGCGTTAGTCGCGTTTTCCGGTAGCGCGGGCAAATCTTCTTCATCTGCCATTGCCGCCAATTCTGCGCCAATGGAAAGCGGTTTTAAGGCTGCCTGAAAATGTATTGCGCCATTGTATTGCAAGCCAAATTTCAATTTAAATTCTTGTTTCATCAATCAGTTACTCCCAAATTTTGTGCAGTGCAATCATTTCAATATCAATTTTGGCTTCGTTATCGGCTTCGTATTGCTCGCTGGTTTCGGTGGTGAAACAGTCTAAATAAGACACACGGCGTTCTTCTTTGTTGATGGGGTAAATGGTAATTTTGGCGCGGGTGATGTTGTCCCAATCAATCTCTGTGCCGTCAATTGGAATAGCAGCGGTTAAGCTCAATTTGTGTTCGGTTACACCATCAGCATAACCCATCACGCGCCCTTGACGATTCATGGTTTTAACTGGTTTGCGCCCTGTGGTGGTTTGCGGTTTCAGGCTCACGATTTCAATATCGCGCCCGTTGACTTCCATAATAATTGCGCCTGCGTAAGTTGCGTCTGACATCATGTTTTCCTTATTCTTTTTCAGGCTGCTTTTATTGAGTTAAGCAGCCTGAAAGTGGTTACAAAATCAAATCAATGCGTCCTGCAAAAACGTGCAAGCCATTGACTACATCGGCAGGAATGGCGGCATTGACACGGTTTGCGTCTTGTAAACTGCGCGACACAATCAATTTGGCTTTATTGGCTTCGGCGTTTTCAATGATTTCGGCTTGCTCCAATTTCAACAACACGTCCAAAATTTCGCTGCGGATTTTCGGCAGTAAGCGGTCGGACAACTTATCGCGTGGAAAACGCAAAGCAATGCGCTCTTTTACCGAACGGCGCACATAGTCCAGCGTACGGATGGTGGTAATATCCAACAAACTTGGGTCGTCCACATTGCTGGCGGATTTGGTGTAGGTAGACACCGCACGCATGATTTGTACTTTGTTTGCCACCACCGTCAGCGGTGTTAAACCGTTGTACAGCGCATTATTGCATTCATTGAATAAGGGCGCGTTTTCGGGTGTGGTCATGTTCAAGCCTTTGATTTCTAATGTATTCAAAGGCTTAGCGGGGTCTTCTTCAAATGCCAATACAGCAGCGTAACCTGCGGCAATCAGCGCATTGGCTTCATCCGCGCCTTTGTACCACGCGCAAGTGATGCGTCCATCGTTAAGCTTGCCTGCCAAAGTTGCGCCTGTTGCCATGCTACCGCGATGTCCCAATACACCAATGCAGCCACGCTGCTCAACGGCATTGGACACTTGCGTGATATGGTTGGACAAGGCTTTGATGTTCGCATCATCGTTAAACGGTGACACAATGATGTGATAATGCTTGCCCGCCACTTTGGCTAATGCCGCGCTGATGTCGGCGTTTTTCGTGCCGTTTGCCATCGCGTTTACATTTATGGTCAAACCGCTGGTGCCAGCATTCGCAGACAAGCTGATTTCATTACCGATTTCACCCTTACATTTTGCTGTCAGCGTGAGCGTCTGCGCAGATACAGTAGCAGAGACAGGCAACGCCGCCGCGTTAATCACATCAACGCATTTTTGCGCCACTTGTTCCGCCGTTTGCCCAGCGGATACCGCCACGTTGACGTGCACACCGCCAATCATCAGCGTCAACGCAGAGGCGGTTTGTACCGTACCGTTGATGTTCAAGCTGCCTGTTGCTGCCACGCCTGCGCTGTGGTTGGGCAAGCCGATAACCGTCAAATCCAAATACGCATTATTGCTAAACGCTTGTTTGACCATTAACTGCGCCCACGAGCCACGCCCAAATAAATCACCCGCTTCGGCATCGCTAAACAGCTGTACAGGCGTTAAGGCAGCCTGAATACCACTACTTAACATCGGCGCAAGCAACAAAACCGACTGCGGATTTTGCGGCAAGCCTTGTACTGCATTGCGCGTATTGAATTCGATGTATTGCCCCGGTACACGAATGCTGCTGGGGATGGTGTCAAAACTAATGTGTTCAGCCATTTGCTTTTCCTTTCTTGCTTTCAGGCTGCTTTTCAGGTGAGGGTTCAGGCAACTTGTCTGGTAAAATAATCAAATCGCCTTCAGCAATCAAACGGCGGTAATACACCTCATCGCCATCTACTTCCATCACCTCTTGTGCAATGTATTGATGCGGATTATCTGCCATTGGCACACGCAAACCTTGCGCAGCTTTCACTTTGATTTTATTCATCTTTAACTTTCATCTTAATCGGCACGTTTGCCTGATTATTGGGGTCAAAAATTATGCCGTCCAAATAGGCAAAATCGGCATACGGCGCGGACAATTCGCCTTGATACTGCGTGAAAATGTAATCGGGGTGGTTTGGGTCGGTTTGCGCTTCGGGGAAACGGTTGTTTTCAAGCGGTATGCTGTCAAAATAAATGACATATTCAATTGCATAAACGCTCAATGCGGCAGCCTGCACCAACGTGTTATTCACAATCACATTAACCGCTTGCGGTATCAAACCGCGACTGTCCGCTAAACCCAAACGCTGTCCGTCCAACAAACGGCGCACGGCACGAATCAAGTCATTGTTGCCGATTTCGCGCTTGTCCACGCCACCTTGTCTGCCAGCGATTTCATTGCGTAACGAACGCGTGGCACACATCACCACAAAAGTTGCTTTATCTTGATAACGCTGACTGCCTGTGGCTTTGCTGTCAATGCGGCTGCCGCCATACGTTACCCACACCGCAGGCAGCGTCATGATTTGCGCGGCTAAATCGTCCACTTCACCGTTGTAGCTTTTCACAGTACGCACCATGCGCCCCAAACCACGCCGTAAACGGTCTACCATCGCTTGTTCAATTTTGGTTATCACGACTGAATACCCTTGTTTTGCCGTTCACAAACACCACGCCATTGTCAGACGTTGCCACTTGCTCGCCTGCGCCATTGAAACCCAGTTGCACATCGCCACGCGCCAATGCTTTAAGCAAATCCAATACATCAATTTTGTAACGATTGCGGATTTCATCGGTAACCAATACGCCCGAAGTCGCACTCAAACGATAACGCGCAATATCGCAACACAAACGCTTTAAAATCGGCGGCGTTTCGGTAAAAGGCTGTTTAAATCGTCCCAAATACGCATCAATTTCCGCCGTAGCGTCTGCCAATGCCACCAACACCACATCGTCATCAATCATGCCATCGGCATTGCGGTCGGAGATTTGCAACACTTCCAAATCGCCAAACCGCGCCACCATATCGGCTACATCGGCATACATAGCTAGTCCGCCTGTTTCACTTGTAACGCAGGCTCGGTAACAATCCGCACCCATGCTGTTTCGCCGACCGTATCGCGTTGGACTTCACGCCATTCGTGGTCAAACAACACGCCGCCACGCCAAAATTCTGAACCTCTTGCCGAGCGTACCCATACACTTTCTCGTGTATCGTATGGTGTTTCAGGCTGCTGTTGATTTTGTTTCAATGCTGCCAATTCGCTTTTCAAGCTGTCGCATTCGGCACATTTTTCATCATAAGCCGCTTGCACTTTCGCCAATTCAGCCCCTCTGACTTCCAAAGCTGCCTGCGAAATCGTCAATGCCTCACGCAAATCCTCCACCTTCGTCATTTCATACGTGGCAGTTTCGGTTTGCGTTTCGGTTTGCTCCGTTGCTTTTTCATCGGGCTTTTCGTCTTTTTTTGCCATGTTTTGCTCCGTTCAGGCTGCTTGATTGTTCAGGCAGCCTGAAAAATATCATTACGCCAAATGCACACAAACGTGCAATTTCAAACGTCCTTTAAATGTATTGGTCGTGCCATTGATTTTGTCGGCTTCCAGCAGCTCACGCGCCGTATCTTCCAGTTGCGGCGGCACAACCAACAAGCTCGGTTTCACGTCCAACACATAACCGCCATCCGACTTAATCGTCATCATTTGTACGATAATTTTTGCCAAGTTTTCGCGAGTCAAAGCTGTTTTTTCAGCGCAATGCGCCAACTGCCACAAACCAAAACCTGCGTTGCAACGGCGGCGTGCGCCATATAAATACACGTCTTCCATAAAGACTTTATCTGACTTGCTTGGGTCAAACTTGGTCTCAAATTCAGGCGCGGTGCGGTCTTGGAAAATCAAGGGTTTCAGCGTTTTGTTATCGTCCATTACATACCAAGTGGGCACATCGTTATCTGTGCCTGTTGTGATGTTGCTGGTGGGCGTGTTTGCACCCGTGCCGTCATTATTGGCAAACACAGGGTGGTCGGTATCAAAGAAATATTGACCGTCATAGCACACGGTTTCCTTGCCTTTTTTGAGCAAACCCCACACCAATTCATCGGGCAAAGCTGCTGCACTTTCACCCATCGCTTGCATCATCGGGCGATACATACCCACTTGGTCGTCTTCAATATCGGTACGCTCCACGCCCACAGTGGCTTCAAATTTTTTGTTATCCAAACTCATCGCTTGTTTAGACATTTTGCCGATTTGGCGTTGTCCTACCCATTCACGCATTTTCGGGAATTTACCCAACCATGCGTAAGTATTGGTGGCGGTGGTGCTGGGAACGGTCATCGCAATCGTGCTGTAAGACGGCTGCGCGATGGCTAAACCGTTTTGAAATTCCTTGCGAAACTGCGCGGTTAGCGCGGTTAAAATAGCGGCTTTATCCATTATTTTTTATCCTCGTGTGAATGATGTTGTTGTGCGTATTCGCTTTCCGTCATGCCGAGCATTTTGGCAGCAGCTTTTTCTTCGGCAGTCAAAGCGACAGTGTTCAGGCTGCCTGAAACGTTTTGGGCTTGCGTTTGCGATTGATTTAAGGCTGCAATCGGTTGCGCGTTTTGCAAAAAGCCTGTCAAAAATGCCAAACCATTGGGCTGTTTCAGTACACTTTCCGCCCACTCTTTTTGCGCTGGCAGCAATTTGCCCACGCTCAATGCGGCAGTAATCAATTCCGCGCCTTTGTCCGCATCACGTTGCGCGGTCAGCGTAGCAACTTGATTTTGCAGCTCTTGCACCACGCTCACAGGCGCGTATTTTGTCAAATCGGGTTGTGCAGCTTGTGTGGCTTGTGCGCTTAAAGCCGCGATTTTGCTGTCTTTATCGGCTAATTGCGCGAACACGTCCGCCGATAAAGCCACGTTTTGAGGTTTGGCTGCCAGCAATGCGTTGAGCGCAGTTTTCAATTCGTCCTCATTTGCATTGGGCAAGCCAAAAAGTTGTTGTAATAATTCATTCATCGGGTGATGCTCCGTTGGTGTCAAAAATTGAGCGGAAGCGGCGGCAATGGCTTCGTCCATGCCGTCCAGCGCGGGATAGTTGGTTAAAGCTGCGTGAAACAGTTTGCGAACATAGCCTTGTGTGTCGTAAGCAAATACCGCTGATATATAGCGATATTCGCGGTTTTTGATGAGCGTGGCGGCTTTGTCCGTCCATTCCACATCGGCAAACAAACCTTTGGGGGTGAATTCCACCCAACGCATCCAGCCAGCAGCAGGGGCAGGTTGTCCGTTTTTTTCTTTGTGCAAGGTTTGGTGTTCGTAATCCACTACCAATTGTGTACGCGACTGATTGGCCAAATCTGCCACATCGCGTCCATTGGTTTCGGTTAAATACCAAGCAGGTGCATCAAACGGTCTGCCGTCCACCGCACGAAATTCGCCATACGGCAATAATTGAATGCGTCCATCTTTTGCCGACACTTCAAAACTACACGCTGCCAGTAAAAGTTGTTGTGGCATAAAGCAGTCTTTCTGTTGGAATGTTGCCATTGTGCCAAACGCAAAACGCACATAGAGAGTGTCACCCATTCGCCCCCGCAAAAAAAGCAGCATGAAAACGGAAAAAAATCCATTTTCAGGCTGCCTTTGAGTGAGAAACAAAACCGCATTGGCAAATCAAGTGCAAAACCCCGTTTAAAACCCGTTTAAAAACGCCATAGATTGCGACAAATAGAAAGTTAAGGTGTTTGCTTGGGTAAAGAGCTTAAAACGCAAATTTGAGCGTTTTTAAATCAGCGCATCAAGCCACGAAAATAATCCTGCACCTCGTCCATCAAATCCTGCTTGTCTTCGTTGGTTAAAACCAAAAATGGGCGAGCAGGAATACGCACTTTACGATTGCGCCCAGCCATGCCACCAAAGTTGTGGATTGCTGCATAAACCATATTTGTGCCAACCAATGCCGTATCGTTGTCATAGGCTTGATTGATGTTATCACGCAACGCGCCTGTATCTATCAAAGGCTTGCCGTTGCGGTATTCAATCCCCAACCATTTGGGGCGACCGCCTTGCTTGAAGTTCTGCCGTACCGCGTGGTGCATGGTGCCGGCCAGTTGTTTCATCAGCAAAAAACGGTTGTCGCTCAAACCTGCGCCCAAGCGGTCAATTTGGTTTTGCACCACAAATAAATTGTCTATTTTGATTTCAATCATGATTAAAACCCTATTGAAACAAATGATTGGGTATGGAATAATATGAAATATGCAAGGGTAGTTTCCAACTGGTAACGGTTATGGGCGACCATATTATGCAGGTTCGAATCCTGCCGCCCTTGCAACTTATCATTTAATTTAATAAATCTTTTCCCCAAATCCGTTCTTGTAGCGACAATGCTTCTTTCCAATCCCTGATTTTTCCCCCTGTTCGCAAAATATTGATTTTCTCTTTGCTTTTTTTGTCCGTTTTATCAATCAACAAAACAAATTTACCTTGTTCTGTTTCATACACAAACCACAAAACAGGATTGTCTTTATCCTTTTGCAAATAAACAGCATCAGGATTTAACAGTAAATTAGGAATATTACGGATAACGTCATCAGGCAATGCTTGACCGCGTTGTTTTTTTCCTTCTCTTAAAGCATGGGTCATATCTGCATCACCCATACTAATAATGGCGGATTGGGGCATAATACCTCGTTGAGATAAGGCATCTAACACAGGAATAGACAACACACCAACGTGTAATATTTGATTACTACCATACTGATTTTTTAAATAATCAAATCGTTGCTGAAATTGTTGAGTTAAAGCATTCATTAATTCAGGCTGCTTTAATGCTTGTCCTACTGCCATACTTGCCAAATGCGGTGGCAAATCAATGGCGCGTTGCATATGTAGCTGCCCCAATTGAGCTAAATGGCTCATACCCACATTGGTATCAAATCCCCTATCAGGTCTAAACTTCACACCAAGCGGCGTTGTATAAGTTGTAACGGTGTAATTTGTGCCTGTTTTCAGGCTTACTTCTACCGTGTCAAATTGTTCAGGGTTTGATGTTTGTACCGTTACGCCTTCACGCGCCACATCGCGTTCACTCAATGCCATTACTTTGCAACGACACCGAAAACCATTAGGTGGATAAAAATAATGCCAAAATTCATCGTCAATCGGATAAACCACCCCGTCTAATGCTGAATGAGCAGGACGAGTCCGTCTATCCATCACAGCGTTATATTGCAAATAGGGACGATTAGCTTTATTGGCTTGTAAAGCTTGCCATTCACCTGCCGCGTTTGCATTTGCCATATTAGTGTGATAAATCGTTTGCAAACGGTGCTTATTCAAACCTGTTCCCAAAACTTCGCCAGTAGTAGTATCTACAATATCACCCATTTTATCCAACTGATAGCCTGACTGCTGCAAGCGTTGCGTAATATCTTTTTTCCATGCGGCAAAGGGAATCCCTTGTTCCATTGCCGCGTGTAAACTACGATAAAATTCTGCCGTAATATCTTGTTTGTAAATTCCTGCAATCGTTCGGGCTTGGGCGTGAGTTTGTTGCGCCAATTCTTGCCAATTTTCAGGTGTATCGTAGCCTAATGTTTGAAAATAACGAATAGCGGCTTCGGGTTTAAGATTAAATGCAAAACCTAAATCAGGCATGGGCTTGGTCATGAATTCGCCCCCATAAATCTGCCACAAACAACACACGCGCCAACGATTCTTCCATTAAATCAGTATTCATATCAGGATACATTGCCAGCAAAGTTGCCTGTACACTTTCGTAATCTTCGCCTTGCGCCAATTCTTTACCCAAAGTTTGAAGTAAGGGTTCAAGCTGCGCTTGCAAAGCCGCTTGTTTCAGATATTTCTCTATGCCATTATCAAAAGCAGCCTGCGGCAAAGAAACCACTTCATTTTGCGCGTTAAGTGCTACTTGACGATAAGATAACGCAGTTTTCGGTAGCTTATTTTCAGGCTGCTTTGGCACGCGACCCAACACGCGCTCGCCCTCCGCCACATCGGGAATCGCCAATTTTTCACGCGCCCAACTTTCGGGAATTTGCACGCCAACATCCACCAATTTCGGCAAGGCTTCGGCAAACTGCGCCAAATCCGCCGTTTCGCGTGTATCAAATTCAAACATAGGCAAGCGGACATCTTCTCCAATGGCAAAATTCACACGCAAAAAGGGTTCAATAATCTGCTGTGTCATCGTTTGCGCCAAGCGTTTCGCGTCCGAAATCAACAAATCACGCCGTACTTCATTGTGGATTTTACCCAGCGCATTGGTGCTGGCTTTACCGTCTGCGCCACTTGTGAGCGTTTGTCCTAAAATCAACTTTGTAGCGGATTTTTCGCACCATTCCACCATCGTCATAAAGGGATTAGTGGCGGCAGTTGTGCCGTTTGCCGCTTGGTGCAATTCAATCATCATGCCTTCGGGCATAATGCCCGCCGCGTTGTGTCCAATTTCGGCAACGGCGCGTAGCAAGGTTTGCTTTTCTTTTTCAGTTGCACCTGCGCCGTATTTACCGATTCGGATTGGCATACCATACAGTTCCAAAAATTCAGCGAAATCATGCACCGAATAATGTTTGAACATATACAGCCACGCAAGCGTTCTGAATAAACCGTTTCGGGCAGCTTGACCCGAACGGTTTTTGTGCTGATGCACGATCCAACCCCATTGCCACAACGGTTCGCCCATTGGATTGTCGGGCGTTTTCAAAAGCAGTGTATCGTTTTTGTCCCAGCGAAACCATGCTTGCGGTTTGTGAGTAAAGGCAGTGGGCGAGTTCAGGCTGCCTGAAAATGCCCACGTCATTTCCAAGGCAACAAAACCATGTCCCACCGCGTCCATCAAATCCAGCAATAAATCGTCCAACGCAGGCAAATCGGCTAAATAATCATGCGCCGCTTGGCTTAATTGTTCTTCTATGGCATTGGCTTGACGCGGCGCGACTATACGCCAATCCAAGCCTAGCACCGACATTTTGCGCGTTTGCAAGGCGGCGGCAATTGCGCTATCACGCTCTTCAATATCGGCAAATAATTCATGTTGCGCTGTGATGTCGCCATTTTCTGCATCTTCAAACAAACCGCGCATTTTGGCTGGCGTGATGTGGTTGCTCGGGTGGTCAGCAATCACGCGTCCATTGGCGGTTATCCGCGCTTCATTGGTTTGCGGATTTTGGTGGATTTTTACGTTCTTTTTGTCTTGTTTAGCCATGTTTAAACACCGTTTAAATGTGATTTAAATGTGTTTTCAGGCTGCTTTTGATGAGAAAAAAGCAGCCTGAAATATATTATTTTGTCCACTTGCTTTGAAATTCATGGTCGTCAAAATCATCATCGCTCGTGCTGCGCCATTCAATCGGCGCGGCATTGCTAACTGCACCTGCCCACAGCATTTGCAAGGCATCGGGTCCGTCATCATGCGCGGCTTTGGGAAAATGGCGCAGTTGCTCAATCAAAGTCGCTTGCGATGAATGCAGCCAAATCAAACCGTTTGCCATATGCGGTTGCAACGTTTCAATCCGCAACATTTTGTCTGAATTAGGTTTGACTGCACGCGCAGGTACGGGATAACCGCGCTGCGCCGACCGTTTGACCAGCTCGTCTTTCAAAAATTCCTGAAACTGCACCGTTTCCACAAACCACATCGCGCAATGATATTGTTTGTGCAAGCGAATCACGTCCTCAATAATCAAATCAGGCAAGCGTTTTTTGATTTGCGCTTCCACCACAAACAACTTACCGCTGCTTTTTTGATACCCACCGACCAAAATCGCGCTTGGGTCGCGGCTCGCACCTGCCTTGCCCAAACTCGGATCAAGCGCACCGAAATACACCAAATCGTTCGGCAAACTCGTCCAAAACTGCATGGCTTTTGCAAACGGTGCGCTGTCGCTGCTCACGGGGTCGTTTTGCAATTCCGCATCAAAGGCTTCGTGTCCATCGCGTACACGGATTTTCATCAAATCCAACACGCCACGAGCCGCCCAACTTGTTACCGCGCCGCGTTCCATTTCCACTTTGTTGGTTTCGTAAAACGCTTGCGCCATCGCAGCACCTGCATTGCCATTGTTACGTAAAATCGCTTCCCACTCGTCCCACAAATCCATGCGTTCAGGCCATTGCAACATCGCCTTAAATTTTTTGCTGCGCCACATCGGATTATTGAGCGTGCGGTTGAGTACACTGTCGTAGTGCAAAATCGTGCCGATATAAATCACATCTGCTTTTTCACCTACGCCGCCCAAATGCAACACGGTAGATTTCAGCCAGCTTTCCAACTTGTCTCGTTGTTCAGGGTTACGGACTTGTTCGTCATTTTCAATGTCGTCCAACACAATTAAATCGGGGCGATACGGACCATGTGTCCAACCACGCATTTTTTTGCCGCTGCCAGCCACCTGAACCTTGATGTCGTTTTTGGTGATAATCGTGCCAGCCTGCCACACACGACCTTGTCCTGTGGCTTCGGGGAAATCCATGATTAAACGTGGATTAAATTCCAGTTCGGCTTTGATGGATTCCAGCATCGGGTAGGCTTGGTCTATGCTGTCCATAATCAGCGCATAAAAATGCTTGCGCTTACAGACAATGCACCACAGAGGGAACAAACGCGACACAATCGTAGATTTCGCTTCACCACGTGGCGCGGCATCAGCTTCCATTTCACTTTTTGGACTGTTTAAAATTTCAGGCAGCCTGAAAAACAAATATTCATGCAACTGCGATTTATGCGGCGAACGCGTGTAATGCGGAAAATAAGTGTTCACAAAAAACTCAAAGCCGTTAACAGGGTCAAATACCTTTGTACGGCGTTCTGCCACCGATTTGGGGTTAGGGTCTAAACCATTTTGTTCTGCTTCAATCAAGCGGCGAAATTGTGCTGATAAATCTGCAACTGCTTTCAAAAAATCCTTGTTTTTCATGTTTTCCCTTTTTCAGGCAACCTGAAATCATTTACTTTGAGCAAAATAACGTTCTACTTCCGCCGCAAACGGTTCAGCCACTTGCACAAATGCTTCCAAATGTTGCGGAAAATTTTGCTGCACAAACACAAGCTGTTTTTCCAATACTTCCAGCGCAATCGCCAGCCGATTGGTTTCAGGCAGCACACGTTTACTCGCCGCCACCGATTTAGCAAACGAATCCGCCAAAGAAGCCAAAAGCTGCGTCCGTACCGACGGCAGCAGCTCTTCTTTTTCAGGGTCTTTGAGTAAAGCCATCGTGCTTTCATATTGCACCATTGTTTCTGCCAACATCGATCGCGCAATCTCTTCCAAGCTGCCGCCTGCGAGCGTATGCGCGGCGCGGATTTTGTTCCAATCATCGCCAGTGGCTTGTGCATCATCGCGCCAACGCCGCGCCGTGCCAAAACTCACGCCACACATCTGCGCCGCGCTCTCCAAGCTTAAACGGTCGGCAACATACAATCGGCGCAATTTGTCGCGTGTAGATTTCGGATGCGCCATATCACAACCCCATTTTTGCCCGAAACAGCGCAATGCCTGTGGACACAATGCCACCGCTCACCGCACCGCTCACTGCACCCACAATAGCTGCTGTCTTTTTGGTATCTTGACTAATTTGCTGGATGTCCGCTTCCATTTGTTCTTGGTTTTGCAGCGACAAATCTTGTTTGGCTTCAATGCGTGCCAAAGCTTCTAAAATTGGGTCTTTGTTCATGGTTTATCTGCTTTTTTGTCTATTTTGTCGTTCAGTCTATCCAGCTTGTTTTCCAAACGGTTCAATGACGACATCACATTTTGATTATTGGCAATGGCTTCGGCTTTAGTGGCATACGCCAATTTGACTTGATTTAATTCTTCGCGCAAACGTTCATAAGCTGTTTCGCCATCATCAAATTTTTTTTCCAATACGCGGATAAAATGCCACAACAGCGCAATCAAAAAACTGGTGGCAATGCCAAATGCCCATTCCATCGTTAAGAAATTTTGTGTGTTCATGGCGTGTATTTCGTGTACCACGTTTGCCAGCCTGAAACTTGGTTTTGCAGCTTTTGACAATATGCGCCGTAACGAATGGCGTGGTCTAATAATTGTTCGGGTGAGCCACTTATGGGGCGTTCAGGACGCTCGTAAACCATAAGCAGCTCGGAAGAAATCGGTGGCATCGTTGGTTGTTTAATCGCTGTAGCCAAAGGCGCGGTTATAGAGCTGCAAGCTGTTGTCGCCAAGACCAACGCAATCGTTGCCACTTTTTTTATCTTGTTCAATCGCATGATGAATTTCTTTGTTCAATAATTCGCTTTGTTTATCTAGATGCGTGCGAATTTGTGCCAGTTGTACACTTTGTTGCTGTGCGAATTGCTGCCACTTTTGTTGTTCAATCAAGGCTGCTTGTAATTGTTGATTAGTTTGCTGTTCGCGTTGGGCGGTTTCATCAGCGTATTCTTTTTGCAGACTGCTGATTTGGGTTTGATAGCGGTAACTGGCGGTGTGATAACCGCTTATCCATGCCACTAATTCCAGCATAATCATCAAAATACATAGACACTCTGTACGGTATTTAGTCGCTATTGCCCACATCGTTTTGTCCTTTTTGTTGCTGGATTTCGGCAAGTTGTGGTACAGCAGCAATGCCGCGTTTAATCAGCGCGTAACCGCCGACCATCATGCCATACGCCCACCATAGCCATTCGGGGGCATCGGTTGTTTGAGCAAATTTCCAAGTCATACACGCAGCGGCGATGTTCGCCCAAAGTTTGGTGTGGCTGATTTGTCCTGTAGCTGGGTTGCACACCAAACCTGAAAGCCATTTTAGAAATCTCATTTTTTTGTCTTTCTACATTTTTTAGCACGCCGTGCTACAGCAACACCGCTCGGACGTTTTAAGCTGCCTGAATAAAATTTAGGACGTGTCAATATTGTTTTTGGCATAGAAATATGTGTAGTTGGTAAAGTTGATAATGCCAATGCAATAAGCATTTTTTTCATTTTCAAACCGCCTCGTTTAAATCCATTGCCGCATAAATCAAATTATCTGCTTGACGGCGCATCCAGCCTTTGCCAAATGCGCTAAATGTGGACAAATTAGTGTAAAACTTGGTGCGCTCAGCATGGAATTTCAGGGTTAAATCACGGTCGGATTGACGTGATACGGCTGCCAAAGTCTGCTCACCCACCATACCATCTGCTACCGCTCCGCAAGCGCGTTGTAAAAATTTCGCTGCGTGAGCTGCACCATGATTCACACACGCATCAAAGTATTGAAATGCCAATGCACTAGGCAATTTGTCGCATTGGTATTTTTTCCAAAAGGCTTTTCGGTAAATCTCAATCGCTTGCTCACGGCTTAAAAAACGCATATCGCCTGTGTAGCCGTTGGCACGAGCAGTAGCAATGGTAATGCCCCAGTTGGTTTCACCGCCTTTGTCAGCTGGGTGGTTGCTGTAACCACCTTCGTGTCCAAGTACACGCTCTATAAAAGTCAAGAATCGGTCAGCCATTGCTTATTCCTTGTCATATTTTCAGGCTGCCATTGTGCGTTAAGCTCGGCGCGGTGATGTAGTGGCAAACTTTCGTCCCAAAACAAAAGCAGCCTGAAAGTCGGTTAAAACTTTCAGGCTGCTTGTATCTATCTACTTATTGCTGAAATCGCGCATCTTTCAGCACCATTTCCAAACTATCCACAAAAAACGATAATAATGCAGCAAAACTTTCGGCTTTAAATACTGCTTGGCTATTTTCCGTTTCATACAACACATGGTGCAAAGTGTTCATCGCTTCATGAGTCCGCGCCAATTCTTCAAAGCCTTCATCGCTCAAAATATAACCTTTTTGCATGATTACGCCTCCAATGCTAATTGCGCTTGCACTTGATGCCCCAAAGCGCGTGGATGTTGGTATTTAGGATTAGGGACATAATCTACCAAGCCCATTTGCGCCATTCTTTTCAAACGGTCGCGCACAGTAGATGCAGATACGCCTAATAATTTACCGATTTCTACATGGTTTAAATCCATTTGCACATAGCGCAACAGCTTTTCGGCATCGGGATTGGCGTGTAAATATGCGCTTTTCAAGGCTTGCAATTGTACGTGGTTGTGCCACAAGCTATGTTCCATTTGGTTAAAGGCTTGGATATAGCGTTCTTTCCAATAGGCTGCCGATGCGCCTGTGAAACCCATGCATAGGAATACAAAACCGTCTCGGGTGATTTCGTACATTGGCAATTCTTTGTTTTGATTGCTGATGTAGGAGGATAATCCAAAATTGGATTCTCTAAATGATTGTGAGCATTCCAAATTTTCAATATCACGCAAAACATGAGCATGTTTCTTACCAAAGTTTTGGGCAATGTCCAAAGAAGTGGTAACCAAGCGGTTATTGGAAAAATGGACGAGTTTTTGAACAGTTTGATTCATATCGTATTCCTTTTTGAGAGGATTGAGAAAATACCCTAAATAGGGTGGCTGGGTGCTCAAAACCGTACGATAAGCGGCGGAGTTATTCCCACAAAGTGGTGTTGTATTCCTCGCACACCCAGCCATAAGGCTAAATGGGGCTACCTGAAGGTAGCCCGAAAGACAGGCGTAAAAAAGCCGCGCTGTCGGGGCGTTATGTCCGTATCGTAATCAAGGTGTTTTGAGCACCTGTGATTACTTTACGGCATTTTTTCATTGTCTGCAAGTGTTTCATCGGATAATGAAAGCCTATCAGGCTCATTCATACTTTTCTGATATTCCAATACTGCTTGCTGATACACAGCATCATCGTTTAAAGCCTCTACAAACAACACTTCAATTTTGGTTTTGGCTTTATTTTTGGCTGCTTGGGTTTTGTAATTGGCAATTTTTTCTTCTAATGCGTTAATTTGTACCAAGTAATAATGTGTAGCAATTATCCTAAACATATGCTCATCTACTGGTGAATAAATCAATCTGGCAGCACAATCTTGTATTACACCCATACGAGATTGCATAGTCTTGGCATTTTGACTATCAAAAATGATTTCCAATGATTCCCAGATAATCTGTTCAGTCCGCTCATCAGGCGTTAGCCTACGCCTTGCAGAAGTAAATAGGTAAGCATCTACTTTGGATAGAACATAGGTATAGCATTTTTGGCGTTCAGACAAAAAACCGCTTAAAGTTTGGCATTTTGCTGCGTTTTCAGCAGCTACTCTAGCTATATGTTCATGCTTCAAACGCCTTTTTTCATTTGCTTTTTCATGCAGTTCGGCTTGCCATTCGGCAATTTCGGCTTTTCGTTGTTTTGCACGTTTGATTTCTTCGTGTTGTTCTTGTTCTTTTTTGAGTTTTCTCTTTTTAAGAATCTGTTTAATAAAGAAAAAAGAGAGAGCTGAATACAAGAAGATAAAAGAAAAAATCCATATGGCTTCAGTTGTATTACGCATCAGTCAATACTCCAATAGGTTATTGACTATAATTGTAAAAGACCAAATGAACTGCATGCAATCTGTTTGGATTGAGTTGGTTAAAATAAATTACCTTGTTCTACCTTAACTTTATCACGTTCTTGCAAAATCCCATCCGCCGTGCGATGAGAAATACCATATTGAGGACACAGTTGCAATAAAGCCATTGCCTTGCTGGTTTTGCCATTATCGGTTAAAGCCGCATAATCCGCCCAAAAACGTTGATTGCGTAGTCTTTGCAAGGCAAGCTGGCAACGAGGAATATACATCACATCACCACCAAACACCGCCAGCAATTTTTCCGTTTGTGGCTTGCCAATCGTTTGCTGCAACAATTTCAGCCGCGCCGTTTCCTGCTTGCCTTTGCCAAATTTAAAACGTGTCCCGCCAATCACGCGCACCAGTTTTTCGGTATCCGCCAAACCAATCACATCGGCAATGCTTTGCACACTTTCGGGCAAACAATCCAAAGACAAATCCGTTAATTTTTCCATTGTCAGCTTTCCTATATTTGGTTTATAATTCATTAAATATGTTGAATTTTTTTTAGTCCGCTGACCATGTGTTACGCGGATTTTTTTATAATGTTGCTGCTTGTTTCGCTTGTTCTTTCAAAATATGAATATTCAGCGCGGCAATCAATTTGCGTAAACTCATTGCGTCCAGTTGATTGACTTGTTCTTTGCCAAACATATGCCGCGCCATGCCGTCAGCATATGCCCAACTTTTACCCGATGTAGCGAGCAGGGCGGCAAGTTTGTTCATCATGGCAGATACATCGGTTTTGTGTAGCGGTTTGGTGCCGATGTTTTTGCGTGTCGGTTTAAAGCCGAGCTGTTCCATTTTTGCCATCACGCGTTGCAGTTGCAGCAAATCTAAATCACGGCAGCTGCTTTGCCCTGTGGTTTCACGCAAAAATTGACGATACACATCATCTTCCATATTGAGCTGCGCTTTAGCAACGTGGATTTTGGCAATTAAGCCTTTGCGTTTTTGTTCGAGTGTTATGCGGGGCATGGTTGTTCTCTTGTTAAATCACAAACTGAAACGGGCTTTAAACTGGGTTTAAATCGGATTAAAACCCGTTTGGATTTGTGGTCTACGGCTTTCAGGCTGCTTAAATAAGTAAACGATACAATGTCGCCTCGCTCGGAATCAGCAATACACCTAATGCACACACGCCCCATAAGCGAAATAAACTTGTGTGAATAAGCAATTTCAAACTGTGACTTTTGGCATAAGCCAGCAATACAATAATGGCGAAAAACCAAAAGCCGATATTGCACAGTAAGTCTAAATTATGAATGATTTCAATTAACCAGTATTTCATGTATTTTCCTTTTCTTTTTCAGCTGCAAGTAAGCTTGGAAAGCCAACTTGCATTGACTGTTACTGCCCAATCTCCCGACCTGTCAATTCATACAACAATTCACGCAAACCGTGAGGCAAGGCGATGTTCAAACATTCCAGTTCAACTGCAGTGATTTGATTACTGAATTGCTTGATTTTCTGGTCAAACGAGATGAAATCGGTATCTTCCAGCAGTTTTTGCAGTAATTCTTCTTTTTCAACTTGGTCTAAATCATTAACCAATTCTTCAACGTCAGAAGTGGAAACATATAAATAAGACATGATGTCCTCCTAAACCTGTGCCAACTGTTGGTCATGCGGCTCAATCACAAACTGCTCTTTGCCGTCCACAATCTTCAAGCCTGCCACTTGCCCTTTATCAAACTTGTCGCGCTCGTTCAAAATCGCTTCTTTGTTGATTTCTTCTTTCACGCGGATAAAACGTTCCAGTTCGGGATTGTTGTGTAACAAAGCCAAGACCGCCTGAACACCTGTTACCGATACTTTCGGTGGGTCGTTGCGCCATTTGATGATGCCTGTTACCAAGTCAGCAAATTTCACGCGACCGTTGTCGGTTAATTCATTGCGATTGGCTTCGCTCCACAGTTGCACAGCGTTGCTCAATTCGCTGATGCGTTGATTGTGTGGCGCGGACTGCTCGGCGTATTGTTCTTGCAGCGCGGCAATGCCGTCATTCATCGTGGTTTCAAGGCGTTTGACTTCGCGCATGATGTCGCCGATTTCTCGGACAAAGGCAATCACTTCATCTTTGCTTTGTGCGGCGATTTGTGCGCTGGTTTTGAGTCGGGTTTTGTTGGTTTTTGCCATTTTGGGTTTCCTTATGGGTTAATCATTAAAATAAATGCACCTGCATGACGCAATTTGATTTTGGGGTTCATTGCAGGCAGCCTGTAAAATTATTCAACACCGCCGTGCTATGCAAAGCCGCATAAACTGCGTCCGCTTCATGTGAAAATCGTCCCGTTTCCACCAGCAGTTCTCCTTGCTCGTTCAACACTTGGCATTGCTTCATCTTGCTCTCGTCCGTCTGCACAATGCGTATGGTTAAGGTGTATTCTGCAACGGTATTCATTATTTCAACTCCTTGTGGTTAAAAAACGTAGGCTCGCCTGCTTGTGGATTGCTTTCCCAAATCTGCATTAAGGCAAGGGCGTTTTCTTGCATTTCGCAACTGCGTTGCAAACGTATCAACGCATAACGTGCGGCATGGTCGCTTGGATAATCTTGTGCGTTGGGTGCGTGCTGGATATTGATGCAATCAAACACAATGGTGCGTGATTCAGGTAGTGGCACAGGAGGTACATTAGCCGTAGTCCAACCCAAAATTAGCCCTAACATCACACTGGGTACACCCACCATCGCTACACTAAAATCATCACTTAAATCACATTTCATTTTTAAAATCCTTATTAATCAATAGGTTGTAAAATCAGCAAGGTAAAAAAATATATTACCCAATCAAAGACATACATTGCGCCTTACATCAAATGCTTGCTTGCGCGTTCCACCAGTTTTACCGTCAAACCCTTAAATTCTGGGTTATATTTGTTTTGCTGCATCAAATGATTAATAGCACCCATTAGCTTAATCAAACGGCGCACATTCAATTCCGACTTATCCAAAATCAACGCCACCACCTTGTCGTCATCGGTTGCCAACACGCGAGCCACAATCTGCTGTAAATCCTGTGCGGCAATCGTGTCACCAAAATAGCACTTCAAGCCCACACGGCTAAACAACTGACGAAATTCACGGTTTGCCCCCTGCAAGTTAATCAACAGTTTTTGTGTGCCTGCCAATGCCACAGGGCAGCCTGTTTTGTCGTGAATACGCCGTACACTTTCCAAGGCTTTCAAGGGCAGCCATTCAGCTTCATCAATCATCAGCATCCGCTCGCCACCGCTCAATGCACTCACCACACGCTCCGTCAAATCGTGCAGGCTACCTTTGTCGTCCAAACGCAATTTGCGACACAAATCTTGCAACAAGGCTTTGGCGTTATAGCCTGTATCAGGGTCAAGCAAAATACTGTTGGGATAACGCCGTGCGTATTCTTGCAGAACTGTCGTTTTACCCGTTCCCGGTCCGCCATAAAACACCCCAATTTCACCCAAAGTATGCGTTAATTCCAAAAACGACAAGGCTTCTAAAACAGAATCTGTTTGCACAAACGGTACGACCAATTTTGGTGTTTTTTCCCGCTTAATCCGTGCATTCAAATAGCCCGCCACTTTGCTGTTAATCTCGTCTACTTTGCCTGTGTATTCACCACGCAAATACAAGCTCAACGTAGCCGAACTAATCCCCAAACTTTTTGCCACTTCGCTTTGCTTTAAACCGTTTTGCTCTACATAAGATTTCAATTGCTGATACATCTTGCTTTCCTTTCCAAAAACCCCGTTTCAGGCTGCCTGAAAAAACCGTGTTTAAACACCCTTTAAATTAACCAAACTTGCGTTCCAACTGCCACGCAAAATCCACAATCACTTCATCATCGTCATCATCTTCAACCTGCCGAACAAGCGATGAATCCGCTTCCCAAACCGCCATTTCAGGCTGCCTGAAACCACCGCGCATCCAATCTGCAAATCCCGAGCTAGGCGCGTGTTCCAAAGCAGGCAAGGCTTCCGTTCGTGCAATTTGTGCTTTTTTCTCCAAATCGCGCACCTTGCGTTGCACCCGTTTTTGTTTCTGATGCTCAATAAAGTTTTCTGCAAACGCCGCCGTTTTGTTGCCATCGCGTACCGCCTTGCAAATAAATGCCCCCTCTTGTGTTCGCACAATCACATTACTACCATCGTGAAAATCTACCCCCACGCACACCGTTTGCCCTGCATACGCCAATAATGCCTTGTGAAAATAAATCTGATTCAACCAGTTAATCTCCGCATTCATATCCACTTTGCGTTTTACTTCGGGACGTGCCAAATAATCCAACTCCACTTCCGTCAGTCGCTCAATACCCACTTCACTTGGCGCATCGGTTGCCAAACGAAAACGGTAATAAGCCATCGGTGTATAATGCTTGCCCGTTTCAGGGTCAATCGGCAGCCCCCTATGCTCATGCGTTTCATTGTATCGCTGCACCATCTCCGCCAAATCCAATAAAAACTGCTGAAAAGTCGGCACATGCTGCAATGCCTTACGCTGCTCAAGCGACAACACCTTGCCCTGACGTTCCGCATTCCACGCACTATCCAATAACACATTACGCTTACGCACCGCCTCACGGTCGGCATCCTTACCCTGATACGTCCCATATTCACGTGCCAACGCAATCGCCGTATCCTTCCACTTGCGCTCAATCCGCGCCCGCCCCATTGGATTACCAGGAATCCCCGTCAAATGCTCAATATTCAACCGCGCAAACAAACCCAAGGTCTCATCATCCAGCAATTTCGCCGTTTGCCCCGCACCATTGTCCGAGTAATACACCAAAGGTAAACCATAATCCCGAAAACCACAGCGCAATGCATCCGCCACCGCACTCGTATTCTCTGCCAAGCTCACACTCCACCCCATAATCGCCCCCGAGCAACCATCAATCACCATCGTGAACTCCAAAGTTTTCGGCTGACCATTCTGGAAACTCCGCACCTTCGCCTTAAAACTATGCCCATCGCCCACCCACACATCATTCGGCGCCAATGTTGTCCAATCACGACGAATATGCGTCAAATACCGCGACTTATACTCACTGCCCGTTACCCGACCCCGATTCCGAATAAACGGCGGCACATCTTGCAACGTCTTCTGCACCACATCATAGCTCGGCATCACCTTACCCCATTTCGCATAATCCACCGCCATCTTCTTCATTGCCGACAAAATGGTCGGCTTATTCGGATTTTGGTAATACCGCAAAAAATCCCCCATCCAAGGCTTGTGCGCCCAATTTTCAGGCTGCCTAGATTTACGCTCTGCCAAAGCCAAAATCCGCCCAATCCGCAAAGCCTCGCCATCGCCTTTCACCGCCTGATACGTCCTTACCCAGCGATACAAAGTAGAAAAACCCAAACCCTGCCGTTTATCGCCTGTACGCGCATTTGCCACCGCCACCAAATGCTTTTTATCATCGGGCAACGCATCCGCTTTAATCTGTTCCACTACATAACGCACCGCATCTTTAATCCCCAATTTCAACTGTTCTGAACGATGCAACATCAGCACATAACCCACCAACACCAACCGTGCATCAGCCACCGCCCGTTGTTTGTTGTCTAAATACTGCAAACCTTCTTCCACTGGAATCAAACCCAACTTCTGCGATTTTTTGCTTACTTTTTCAGGCTGCTTTTGCTCGGGCAGGGTAGGCGTTTGCTGCATGATTTGCGTCATCTGTTTTTGGGCAATGGCAATTTGAACTTCAGCGGGCATACTGGCGATTTCGTATTCAAAAACATTGCCTTTTACCCCTTGTTTGCGGCGTTTTATCCAGTTTTCAGTTGTTGCTCTTTTGGTTATTCCACGTGAAGTCGTTGGCATACCAGCTAAACCAATTAAATCGGAACTCAATACCCAACTCATGTTTTTACTCCTACGAATTGACAGGATAGCGACTGGGCCAAATCTCTTCGGGCTTAACACCGATTGCATCAGCGACAATTTTTTCGCCTTTGGGCCACTTTCTAGAAAATACATTTCGTAATGTGTCGCCGTTCAACCCATTTGCACGAGAAAGTTTAGCTAGGCTAATTCCTTTCTTTTCTAACTCACACTTAATTTCTGCTCTGTGCCAATCTTTTGCGTTCATCTTTTCCATTAAATCACTCCGTTCCAAAACTAAAAGAATATGAAAGGAACGCTATACGAAGGCATTAACGTATAGGTATAATTTACCGTTAACGTTAATCGCTTTCGCTTACTGTTTCCGATAACTGAAACGAATTATAAACGAATTTAAAAAGAACGCAATAAGTTCTTTTTAAATTTTGAAAGAATTTTAAAGGAACTTTTATAACCTTTTGTTTTCCTTTTTAATTCTTTTAAAAGGAATTATTCCTTTTATTTTATAGATTCGTTCTTTTTAATAACTTTTAAAAGGAACTTCAATGAATGCTCAAAAAGAATGGTTTTTGACAAAAGAATTAACCGATATAGGTGGATTACCAAGCACACCGCGAGGCGTATTGAAAAAAGCGTTAGCAGAAAATTGGAAAAAACGTCAAAAAGACGGCGTGCGTGGGAAAGTTTACGAGTTTCACTATACAAGTTTCCCTACGGAAGTTTTGGCAGAATTAGGTTTACCAAAAGATGAAAAAAATGATGATTTACAAAGTGTTGAAACCCGTTTATCTCTATTAGGGTTGCCTGAAAATCAATTAAATGAATTTAAATCTCAGCTTGGAAAAACGGCTACTTTACTCAAAATCCAAGAAATAACACAGTGTGATTTGAATTGGCTAGCAACAGGCGAGGGTGAACCATTCCCCCGAGCCCCAAAAATTCAGGCTGCCGCCACGCCCGAAATGGACGAGCAAGCAGCCTTGCAAAGCAGTTTGAATAAAACCGCCCAATTCATCGCCCAGCAGCAAGCCGCAAAACGCAAAGCCAAGCTTGGCACGCAACGCACCAACGGTTTATGCGATACGCAAGGCAATCCTGTGGATATAGACGATTTCGTCTTTATCCCATACTACAACGTTAGCCTGTCCGCAGGGCACGGCTCATGGGTAGACAACGAACGCCCAACCCACGCACTCGCCTTCCGCCTAGATTGGCTGCAAATGTTTGTGTCCAGCCAAATTGAGCATCTGTCCGTTGTCAAAGTCAGCGGCGACAGCATGACAGGCGTGCTAGAAAACAACGACACCATCCTAGTGGACCACACCCAAACCGAACCACGCGATAGCATCTACGCCATTCGCCTAGGTAATGATGTGTTTGTGAAACGCATTCAACGCCTAACCAATACACGCCTGCAAATCATCAGTGCCAACACCAACTATCCGCCCTTTGAAATTGACCTAAACAGCACAGATACCGATTTCACAGTTATCGGTAAAGTCGTCTGGCTCGGTCGTGTTCTTTAA